TCATATTATCTAAATATTCTTTTTTTAGTAGTAATTCTGTGGTCAATAGCTTGGTCTCTATTTGCCACAAACCTTAACATTTCATCTATTCGTCTGTCATATTCCGCTTTAAGATGATTGGCGTTTGGCAGTCCATTAGCAATAGCGTAATCATAAGCCATTCCATAAGCTAATAAATCGTGCCACGGAGAGGGAAACCCAGGTTCTTTTGTTCCTGTGGTCTGCTCTGCAGAGGTGAATTTATCCGCAGTCCTCAAAAAGAAGAGTTTAAGTCCCGCTGTAAGGGTTACGGTTACTCCATTATCAGGGGCAGGATAAAGAACGAGCATATTGTCTCTTAATTCATATTCATACGGCAGACCATCAGTTTTATAATAATCCTCTTGTCCTGTTTCGTCTTTATGTATATCTTTTAAAGTTACTCGTTTAAGCGGATGCCAGTTGCCAGCATTATCTTTTACTTCTGCTCCCAGAATAGTAAGAATAGTCGCATCATCGGTAGTCCCCCAGTCCCGCAAATCATATTCTGCAATGCTATTGGTCATATTCACAGTAAAAGAGGGAAAAGCCGTATAATTAAAATCGCCAAACGGCCATTTACTTGCTCCTGTTTCGGTAACAAGCCGTCCCACAATTTCCTCATAGTATTTATTTTCCAAAATTAAAAGCTGAGCGGCAGTAAAAATTGTCGAATCTGTTTTGGTTAAGAACCTCGCTAATACTTCTATATCGCTAATTTTCAAAAGATTGTTTCTTCCTTTATTTATTCAGGAAGAGCTGATTATGATTTTTTTATAATTTCCCCTGTCCCGCCCCCTAAATATAAGGAGCAGGGAGGAAAGATTATGTTTACACGACATTAATATCCATAACGAATTCCTTTGTGTAAGTTGGAAAGTTCCAACCATAATCCACACGAGAAACGATACCAAGTCCTGATTGAAGATTGGGGTCTTCAATGAATTTAACTCGTCCGTATGTTCCACGAAGAATACCACATTCTCCTATTCCTTTTATACCCGCGAACAAGTGATTAGCTGTATGTTGGGTTGAAAGATAATGCTCAACACCCATATATTTCATTCCAACTGGAATTCCATTTTTGAGCGCGACATCTGCTTCAGAGAAACCGTTTGCTTGGACAAACAAGTTTGTTACTCCTCTTGCGAGGGGAAATCCCACTTCGGAGATTTCTCTTGACCTTTTAATTTAATTAAGATATTTTTGAATGTGCAATTATAGTCAAGTTCAGACTGTTGCATAGCCGAATATCGGCTCTTTCTCGCTCAGTCGTTTCACCTGCACAGCGAATGCTTGCTTGGTGTGCGTTATCCATTGCTGGACTTTCGCTTTAATCAGAGAAAGTTTAGTGAGGCCAATGTCCATTAGTTTAGCCTCAAGCAATTCGTAGTCTCCAGGTCTCCATATAATGAAAATACCTTTTTCAATCGCAAATTCCACCCCGTTATTTGCGTATAATTTTCGCTTAACAGCGCGAATCATATCGTCAAGATTGGCGGCTGAAGGTGTGATTTGGGTTACGTCGTCATCTCCTGTGTTAGCAAGGTCTGTTACTCCGAAGTCTGTGAAACTGGCGTGTTGAGCCAACATCTGACTTTCAAGATATTCAGAAATCTTTTTACCTTGAAAATCAGCAATAGACATTTGGTCAGCATAACCTTGCTGAAACCTATCCGCTTCATCAATAAATACAGGAAGAACCCTGTAATTGCTGATAGTAAGCGTGTCGGCTGTTAAGGTGAAGTCCTGATATGCATAAGCTGTGCCTCTTGTTCCTGATTGAACAGAAGGTTCAGTGGTCATAGCACCATTTACGATGGTTCTGACATTACTGTATTTCACATTCAAAACAGCTTCCCAATTAGCGGGCTTATTTATTCTGGCTCGCAACCTTGTTACATAATCGTGTTTGTTAAAAACGATTGTATTTGCCATAATAGTTAAAGTTTTTTAAATTTAGCCAAACTTCAACCACCTAATTTTTTAATATAGCTCGTCAGCAAATTTATTCTGACTTTTTTCTTTTTGCAAGCGGGCTTCAATCACTTTTTCCGCTAATTCTTGATTACCTGTCGGAGTTTCCCCTTTAGCTAACCAATAATCCACATCTTGTTGTGATGTCGCCCCAGCTTTTCCTCCACCTTTTGGAGCGCCCTCTTGAGCTATTCGCTGGTCGTTATTCGCTTCCAGTTGAGTTTTAATGTGGGACATTCCCAATATATCCGTCAAAGGAAGTTTTAAACGATTTGCTTCATCTTGAACGATTTTTATGTCGTCAGGATGTTTTATTCCTCTTGTTTCAAGAAACGCTAATTTAGCATAATCAGGTTCGTTTGACTGCGTATTTTTTTTATCCTGTGGTTCAAGCTCTTCTTTGGGTTTTAATTCACTAATTTGTTTTTCAAAATCAGTAAGTTTAGCTTTCGCTTTTCCTAATTGAGTTGCTCGGCGTTTCGCTATACCTTTCAACTCTTGAGCTTTCGCCTTCCAGTCAACATCTTCGGCTTCCAATTCTTCGGGAGTAAAATCTACTTCCGTTAAATCTTTTTCCTCAATGTTAATTTCATTTTCTTTTTCCATAAATGATAATGTTAGTTAATTTTGATAAGATTAAGAACTTAAAACAATTTTACGAAATTGAGAAAAGTAATTCAGTTTTTTTAGCGGGACTGAAAACCCATAAAGTTAGTCTGCTTCTATAAATTCCTCTAATACAAGAAGAACATCTGTGTCAGCTTTTCTAATGAAAGTCAGTTTTGCTAAATCAAGTCCTAATATCGCTAAATCAGCGGAATCTTCATTTTTCTGTAAATCAACACCTGTTCCAGCCGCAAATGTTGCGGAAGCGGCGGCAGTTGTTGACGCATTTCTAAACCAAAAAGACTTTTCATCTCCCGCTACTTTACCAAGCCAACTCATTGAAGATGTCGCTTGTGTGGTCAGTGTAGTATTTACATTTACAGTCCAGTCAATATAAGAAACATCATTGTTCCTATTGGTCATCTCTGTATTCGTCAGAGTATAAGCGGTCGCGGTTGAAGATGTGGCATATCTTGTTCCTCCTTGTGAAAATCCTGAATGGAAGAACATACTTTGATAGATATCTGGTCCGGGAATTGCTCCCACAGGCTCATTTTTTATTGTCTGATAGACAGTTTTACTTCCTGTGCTGAAACCCACAACACCTAATATAAAAGCTAAAACCGCTACTATTCCTATAATTTTATTCATTTTATCTTTTTTTTTATTGTTTTTAATTTACCGACCTTTTCTTTTTTAACTTTCCTTTTAACTTCTATTGTATCTTTCGTTTCCTCAACACCTCCTTCTATTTTCTCTTTTAAGGTGTCCATTCTAAAATTTTTTAATGACATATTTGTTTAATTAAACTAATAAATTATCGCCACCCCTCAAACTCCGATATAGAGATTGTGGTTGAAGCTGTATAACCATACACTTGCCACACTCCGCATCCATATAATCCGCTGTCATAAGCCATAGTAGTGCTTGCAGACTGTAAATGTCCGAATGTTGCTGTTGGTTCAACCGTTGAGATTAAATCAGTGCTTGTGGCAAATGTAAGCATTATTGGATTAGCGTATGTGGTTATTACTCTATTGGTGCAACTATATTTAGCGTTAAAGATAGTTGTAGGTGCTTCTGTGCCAACTGTTACTTTTTGCGTTGATGACGCAACTAATGCCATACCTCCACTAGGAGCAGAGCTTAAAACATTTTTACTTTCGTAAAAACTAAAAAAAGTAAAAACAACCACCAGTAAAGAAATTGTTATTATAAATTTATTCCAATTCATTTTTATATTATTAAACTAATAAAAACCGCCCATAATAAAGTGGCGGCTTCAAGGTCGCTATGTGAGGGGTAGTGAAGCCGCCAAGCTATTTCCACCTCTCACATAGCAACCAAATATTTTAAATAATTATACCATACTATCTTTCTTTTTTAAAAGTTTTATTCACCTTATTATCCTCTTGATACGACCTCAAATCAATAAATCCTTGCTTAATAATTTGTTTCGCTATTTCATACGAACGATACTTTTCTCCCAGAACTGAATTATTGTCAGTCTTCTCTATGTCAGGTTTGCTTTTATTTATCGTTTCATTAAAAACCGCTTCTATGGATGAGATGAGAAGTTCATCGTTTAATATAATCGCAAGTTTATCTTGTTGAAGTGGATTGAGCATATTTTACGCTGTTACAGATTGATTAGCCCCTGCTAATGCTTTAAGTGGCTCCGTGCCTCCTCCCGTTTGTTGTGGCAGAATAGGCGAAGGACTTAACATAATGGGCGACATTCCCGAACTTTCCATAATTTGATTTAATAATTTTAACATTTCAGGGTCTTGTCTTAATTGCGGTGTCGCTATAAATTGCCTTATTAAATTAACTAATTTATCCGTCATAAGAGCAAGGTCTTTTTGTTTACTTTTAATACTAATCATTATATCAAGTTTAACATCTTTCATTTCATCTTTAATAATTTTAATAAATCTTTTGTTTCCATTCTTTAAGAATTGTGTCCTAATTTTTTCTTTCGCTTGTTCCACTTCTTCGGGTGTTATAACTTGACCACTTAATACCTTTTCTTTTTGAAATTTATATATTTGATTATCAATCACCTTATCAACTACCCACTGCATTTCGTCAGCCGACAGCTCGGAAAGAAAATCTTGCTCGTCCATTATTTCTTTTACGATATGGGGTAATATCCAGTCCCGATAAATCTCATCAATAAATACCGCTATTTGTCCTTGTCGGAATATGTGCATACTTTTCGCTTCTATTGTTTGCGCCTCAAAGAGTTTGAATGGCGTTCCTGATGATGGTGTTTCTCCCAGTAATCCCTCACTTGCCGCTCCCATTTTTTGAGCGTGTAGTTCTCGTCTATCCAATACATTATTAAATAATCCTATACTTTTTGGGACGGTGTCCATTTGAGTAATATCTCTGCCCTCTTGTATGGTAAAAACTTCACCTGTTTCTTTATCTGATATATTATTTCGTATTTTAAATGACGGGTCTGTGGTTTTGTAAAAGATTTTAGACGCTAAATCCAGCATTTCCATTATTTGAATTTCTGTATAATTCGTCCATATTTGATCTTCAAACAACTCTTCTATTCCACCGAAACCAAGTGCTCTATTGGAAACTTTATCGCGGGATAAAAACTTAAAAGGTAATTTTGGTTCTTTATTTTTGAAAAGAGTTACTCCTATTTTTTCATCTTTTTCATTTTTATAAAAAGCAACAACTTGGATTTGTGGAGTGTCTTTTTCATTTTGTTCTCCTATAAGCCAATCACTTGGCATTATGCCGTGAATTTCGTATATTTCTATTTTCTTTTCGTTTTTGGTTAGTGTTATCAATTCTTCAACACTAATTGTCGCCCCTTTATTTCTGTTCCCCCAAACTTTCATTTTCCGCAATTGAGACGGTGAAAAGGAATGTTTAATACCAAAAGGAAAATTTAAAAAATCCATTTGATTACAAAAAGCAATCGT